TCCTTCAATATAACCAACCTTGCCCACATTTTCCAAATCGGTTACTTGTAATTTTACAGATTCTATAAAGTCACTAATATTCATGGCATCTTTACAGGTCTCATTCAAAAAAACCTGTAAATTGAATGTTTTATTATTTGAATTAATAATATTTGTATTTCCGCTATTATTATGAGTTCCATTTTTACATAACTCTATTACAGATTTATGAATATCTGTGTTACTCTTTACAAGCTCACAAATAAGAGTGGTCAAGTTGTTAATATCAGTAACATTGGTTCCATTTTTAAAATGATTTATTTCACATTTTTTTTTATGACGCCATAAGCCGCTTCTATCTTTGAATTCTTTATTACATTTATTACACGACATTTTTTGCTCGTTTTGCTCGTTTTGCTCGTGTTTTGTTGCTAATTTGTTGCTATTCGTTGCATTTTGGTGTTTAGATGTCAAAATATGTCTGTCCCAATTGAACCGTTTAAAGCATTTATAGTCACAACATTTACAATAATATTCATCGTGCTCGTTTTTGCTCGTTTTTGTTGCCATTTGTTGCTAAATGTTGCTATATTGTACACATAGAAAAAATATTTAAATAATAATTTTAAAAATTTATCATAACAAAACTACAATTATTTTTTTTGTAAGCGCACGATAATTTTCAATTATGGTCACAAAAGTTAAATTCTCCAAGACTTTTCCGGATTTTCAAAAAATGGACAAAAAAAATGTCCAAAATTGAAAAGCCGAAATACTTTTTGAAACAAAAAATCGTTAAAATATAATAAATTGTCCAAACTACTTAAAGAAAATTTTACAAAGTGTTTTCACGACTTTTAATATCATTTTATTTTTAAAATTGATATAAACAAACGATATGAAATAACAATTAAGTAAAACTAAGAGTAATATATGAAAAGACAATTAAGATACGGTACCAATGTTGTTTATAATGGAGAGATTTATAGGATTACTAGTGCGGCTAATTCAGAAGGCGTAAAAATATGTTCATTGAAAACTAATGATAGTATTACAGTAAAAAAGAACAAATTAGTTGCTACGCCACATGATAGATATGAATTGATAAAACATAGAAAAAATTATTATATAATTAAAAATATAACTTGCGGTAATAATGATGTACCTGTTTATGATTTAGATTTTGCTAATAAATTTTATGATAAGAATAATAAAATAGATAGGATTCAATCAAATGACCCAGGTATTCAATCTATACCATCCTATTTACAAGAAAAATTATTATCATTTTTAAAATTTGTAGATAGATACAATTCAACAATCAACTATTTGAACAAAAAATATTTAGGTGCTTATCAATTCTTGGATTGTTCTGAATTAGAAAATATTATGAACGACTTGTTAATTCGGTGCAAATTAACTATCAATCAGTTGAGTAAAATAGAGAATACTTTAAAAAAAACAAAGAATCCTGCTTTTCAAATTCATTTGTTAACTCTAAGACCATTTGAATTTATTACACAAGAATTACAACTAGTCAGCTTTGATAAAGCTGAAAAAATAGCAAATGAATTTAATTTACAAGTAGATTTTAAAACAAAATGTGAAAAATGGACATATTGTTTATTTAATGAAGAAAAAACATTTTATATAAGAAAATTTAAATATATTGATAAATTCAAAAAATTTTGCGAAAGTAGAAATGAAAGTGATGGAAAATATTTAAATTATATAGAAAATAATGTTATTATTGATAAAATTATTGAAGGTAAAGAATACAAAACAACCCAAAAATTATTAGATATGGAAAGGGAAATGACTGATACAATAATGGATTTATTTTATGATATAAAATATGATATACCTACAGAAGATATTCAAAACGAAATCAACAAATTTGAAGAGAAACAAAGATTTCTAACAAAGAAACTTAGCTATACTTTAGAAGAAGAACAGAAAAATAGTGTTATTAAAAGTATTCAAAATAAGTTATCTATAATAACAGGCTACCCTGGTACAGGTAAAACAGAAATTGTTCGTTGTATTACCGAGGCTTCACGTAATTTGTTTACGAAGAACACTACTGCTGAAACTATTAGTAAAACTACTACCAATAGCAATAGTGATAATCCTTTTAGTGAGTATGAGTTTAATCCCGACAATCGTGATGACCATGATTATAATGACAATAACGACCAATATGATGATGACCATAAAGACAATGATGAAGATGAAAAACCTTACAAATACATAGATCCAAAAACAATAGCTTTATTAGCCCCAACAGGATTAGCATTTTTAAATCTGCAAAGAAGTCTAGAGACTAGCGATTATAACGATAAAATTTCAGGAACTTGCCATAAGGTACTATACAATATTTTTCAAAATATTAAAATTCATAAAGATATTGCAACTTGTAATTGTAAAGATAAAGACAAATGTAAATATAGAAATCTAAAAATAAAATTAGCTATCATAGATGAAACATCCATGTTAGATACATTTATATTTTATGAAATATTACAACTATGTAGATATTTTAATGCTAGATTAATAATAATAGGCGATGTTAATCAATTACCATCTATTGGAGCAGGAACTGTTTTGAAAAATTTAATAAATTCTAATTGTTTTGATGTCACAAAATTGACAAATATTAAAAGACAGAATGCTGGTTCATTAGTAAATACTATAAAAAAAATGCATACAGATATAATTACTAACACAAAATTCAAGGATGATTCTATGAGTCTTCAAAGCATCAAGGAATTTATTTTAAATGGTAAAATTAATAAAGAACTATTAGTAGATTTAATTCAAACAAATCAACTCAACAAAGATAATTCTAGGTTTATTACTTATTTCAATAGTGATAAATATTTATTTAATACTGTAGAAATCAATAATTTACTTCAAGATATTTATAATCCTGATGGTAGTATTATACCATCAAATAGTAAATTTGAAAACCGAATTATTTTTAAAATTTCAGATAAAATTATTAGAACAGAAAATGATTATAGCAGTGAAAAAATGCGTGCAAATGGTGAAGAAGCATGTATCCTGGATTTTGATGGAAGACTTATTACTATACGGTATTGTGGTGCAAATGATAGCCCTGAGACTATTGGTATAAATGAATTATATGAAAATTTCAAATTAAATTATTGTACAACGATCCACAGTGCTCAAGGCAGTCAATATGATAACGTTGTATTCTTTGTGCAACCAGGACAATCGTATATTATAGATAAAACTAGTGTATACACTGCAATATCGCGAGCAAAAAAAAGATGTATTGTTATTTCAGCAAAAGATGATTTTATAAAATGTCAAGAAAATAATAAAAGTATTGATAACAAAATTTCATTATTTATGTGTGAATCCAATAATTATGACTTGTAAATGAGAAAAATACGTAAAGAATTTAATCAATCTCTTCTATTTTTGGCTCAAAATTATCCTGTTCTGGTACAGGTATTTTAGTAGAGTCTGCGGTTGTGGCTCCACTAGCTGTCATCATTTTCGTAAAAAGATCTTGTAATTCTTTTTGTTTTGCTTCATAATCGCTCTTTTGATAGGATGAGTTAAATGACCATTCTTCAATTTCACATATTTTGTCATTTACTATTTTTTTATCATCATCACTCATTTTACACTCAGCACCATTCATTGCATTTTTGATTTGATAAAGCTGGCTTTCTAAATTGTTCTTGGCATCAATTTTTTCACGCATTTCTTCATCTTCATTTTTATACTTTTCTGCTTCTGCAACCATTCGCTCAATTTCTTCTTTACTCAGTCTTCCTTTATCATTAGTAATAGCAATCTTATTTGATTTTCCAGATGATTTTTCAGAAGCAGATACATTCAAAATACCATTGGAATCAATGTCAAAAACTACTTCAATCTGTGGCATACCTCTAGGCATTGGAGGAATACCGTCTAACTGAAATTTACCTAATAAAGTGTTATCTTTTGTAAGAGTACGTTCGCCTTCAAACACTTGAATCAATACACCTGGCTGATTGTCTGCATAAGTTGAAAAAATCTGTGATTTCTTTGCCGGAACCGTGGTATTTCTATTAATAATCTTTGTCATAACGCCACCGGCTGTTTCTAATCCTAGACTTAATGGACAAACATCCAATAATAAAAGCTCTGAAATTTTTTCATCCTTTGAACCAGTTAAAATAGCTGCTTGTACAGCGGCACCATATGCAACGCATTCATCTGGGTTAATAGACTTACATAGCTCTTTGCCATTAAAATAATCTGTTAATAACTGTTGAATTTTAGGTATTCTTGTACTACCACCAACTAATACGATTTCATGAATTTCGCTCTTTGATAATTTTGAATCACGTAATACTTGTTCTACTGGATCCATTGTTTTTCTAAATAAATCCTCACATATATTTTCAAATTTAGCTCTTGTAATACTAGTATTAAAATCAACGCCTTCAAATAAACTATCAATTTCAATAGTAGCAACAGTAGAAGAAGATAAAGTGCGTTTTGCATTTTCACATGCAGTTCTTAAACGACGTACGGATTTTTTGCTTTCAATCAAATCCTTTTTATGCTTTCTTTTGAATTCTTCCATAAAATATTCTACCATTCTACTATCAAAATCCTCGCCACCTAAATGAGTATCTCCAGCAGTGGCTTTTACCTCAAAAATAGCATCTTCAATTGTTAAAATTGACACGTCAAATGTTCCCACATTTGTTGTTAGTATAGTGATATTTAATTCACTATTTCTCATAATTTCATATGAGGTCAGACTATATCTTATTTAATTACTTGTAATATTAATATTTAAATATTCATAATATTCAAAATCTCTTTTATCATTTGTTTCCAATTGTTTGGTGTTATAAAAAAATATTTTCTTAATCCATTGTTAATAATATAGTTATCCACTGCGTTAATTTTTATATCCCATATTCCACTTTCCACTTGATTTTTATGCCATATATGAAAATCTTTAATTTCAATTAAAATATCATTAATTTGAAAATCAACCCTATATTTATGTCCTTTATTGTTGAAAATGTAATCTATGTTAGGACCATTAATAACAACTAAATTATTAGAAGCACACCATTCCACAAATTTTAATTCTAATTTGGATTGATATGTAATAATTTGATTATTGATATTTTTAGTAGGTCTTATTTTGAACGTACGATTACACAATTTACATTCTGAGCATAAAAATTTATAACAATTTTTAAAACCTTCCAATGATTTACATCGCCAAGGTTTTTCACAATTATCACATTTTATTATAGGCTGATGAGCTTTAAATATAGTATCATTCACTTTATCATAAATAACATATGAAAATTTCATTTGATTATTCACTTTATAAATAGGCCAATATTCGTAATTCTCAATTTCATTTTGCTTTCCATTAGAAAAACTAATTATGTTGGGTTTTATACGGCTATAGTCATTTACAGATAAATGTGACAATAAATATGAATTTTTATATTGATCAGGATATTTCTCAAATTCTATTTTTGATTGTTCATATAATTCACGTAGACTTTTTTGCTGGGGGTTGTTTTCTTCTTTTTCTTCTTTTTCTTCTTTTTGTTTGTTTTTATATTTATATTTATCATTATGTCTATCCCTATTATTCAATTTGATATTATTACATTGAAAGCATTGTGATTTACATTGTCTTATTTTTCTCAAAATTTGCGTGGAACCACAACTATTTATATTGTGACACTGTAAACATTTATAAAAAAATATAAGATTCGTATTTTTTTTAATTTTAATGGCATTGATATAAACATGCCAAATATCATTTTTAATAGATGAATATTTACTGCTTTCAAATAATAATTCTTTTTTATTAATTGGGATAGATACATTATCATTTTTGTTTTTAATTTCAACAATGGAATTTAATATATCTTCTCTAACGCTCTCCATACTTTTTACTATAATTATTAATTGGATTATATTTAAATTTATTATTAATATTACTTTTATTAAATTCTGGTATTCGTGGGTTTATAAAACCTAGTCGTTGAACCTTCTTCTTATATAAATCTTCATGGGTATAAATACTTAGAAGCTCGGCTGCTGATTGTCCAATCTTTTACCTTTTTCAAACCTTCACACTTATATTTTCATATTATGTTGTGGTAGGAAAAGCTTAAGGAGTTTCCAGCAATTAACCAGATTCCATTTATCATGTATTTAACATGATAAAATGGGTGGGTTTGATACCACAGGAAGCAGAACTTTACCTCCACAATCAAAAATCAAAACATTTTTCTCGGTAGAACTTTTCTTATCTAAACCGTATGCAATTGCTGCCGCAGTTGGTTCGTTAATAATACGAAGGACATTTAAACCTGCAATGGTTCCAGCGTCTTTAGTGGCTTGTCTTTGCGAGTCATTAAAATATGCAGGAACTGTAATAACTGCATCAGTAACTGTCTTCCCCAAATATGCCTCAGCAATTTCCTTCATCTTTGAAAGAACCATAGAACTAATTTCCTCAGGAGCAAACACCTTTTTTTCACCTTTATAGTCAACCTCAATATAAGGTTTGTTTTCTTTATCAATAACATTGTATGTAAAATGCTTCATATCAGTTTGAACATTAGAGTCACTGAATTTATGTCCAATTAATCGTTTTGCGTCAAAAACAGTATTTGTAGGGTTTGATGAAACGGACGATTTTGCTGCGTCACCAATAAGACGTTCTTCGCTAGTAAATGAAACATATGATGGCGTAGTTCTATTTCCTTGATCATTTGCAATAATTTCCACATGATCATTTTGCCAAACACCTACACAGGAATATGTTGTGCCTAAATCAATGCCAATAGCAGTAGTGGTCATTATATTTTATTAAATAAATATGATTTTAAACCATTTTAATAAAAAATATAATTATTCTCATTTAATAAAAAAAATATCAACAAAAATATAAAACAATGTAAAAATCAAAAGATATTAAAATGAAATCATTTCCAAATCTTTTAGATTCCAATATTCACTACCACCACTAGGTATAGGTCGTCTTATTATAAATGGAATCGCTTTTTGTTCTAGTTCTAATTCAGCAATTAAATAACTATCAATTAAATTTTCAGGAACCTTTACTAGTGGTTTTGCACCACATTCAATTTGTTTGGCTCTTTGTCCTAATATGCGTGTTTTTTCATATTTTGTTAAAAATGGTACAGTTTTGTGTAATGGATCTATTATAATATTAAATTCATCCCTGGTAACCTTAGATAATGCTTTAATTTCATCATAATTATGATTCAAACATTCTGGATGAAAATTCATAATATAATTTTTGGTAATTTCTTTATCAAATTTTTGTAAATAGTTGTCATCTTGATACTCATCGTCATCATCATAGTAGTTATCATCATTATTTTCAACATCTGGATAAATTGTATTTTGCTTCTTATCTTGGTTGGCTTTATTTTTTACTTTTTTTGCACCCCCAGTTTTTGTTTTAAAATTAGAATTGTCAACTTCGTCATTATTAGCATCTGCATTGTCTTCATATAAGTCTTCATCCTCATCTTCAACCTCATCATCATCCTCATCATCATCCTCATCATCATCGTCATCATCATCGTCATCTTCATCTAGTTCAATATCTTCATCTAGTTCAATATCTTCGTCATTCTTATTTTCATCTTCATCAATATTATCTTCGCCGTTATCATCATTATCATCATTATCATCCTCATAATTACTTATTGTAGGTCGCGCATTTACCTTTTTATTTTTTACAAAATTAATTGTGTTTTTATAAGTTCCAACCTCTTCTCCGTCACTATCACCAACTGAAACAGAATAATCGTCATTTTCATTGTCACTCATTTTATATAATATATATTTAATATATTATATATATATATTTAAATTATTTCAATTTTATTTAGATTTACCTTTTTTTAAAAGGTAAAACCAAAATCTAGTTTACCTTTTACACCTTTCTCATTTAAAACGCCCATTTTATATATAGAAAAAATAAGAAAAAAATTGAATAGTTATTTTATTCAATATTGTTAACATAATCAAGGATAATATAACAAATGAATTTACTTTTATTGCCGAAACATTTACAAGATTTGATAAGTGAGTTTAATGTACAACATAGACCATTAATGCATGTACTAATGGATGAATTAAACCGCTATTGGGTTTGGCGAAATGAGAAAGATAAAGATTGCAATAATTGCTTTAATTACGCAGACGAACAATATTCAAAATATATATTATGGAAAAAATACAACTTTTGTGGAGAATGGTGTCGTCATGATTTAGAGGATCATATACGTAAAAGCTATAGAGACTATCAAAAACGTAAAACCTTGCGAAGATAAAAATAATGGGCGTTTTAAATGAGAAAAGGTGTAAAAAAATATAAAACCAAAATTCTAATTTACCTTTTAGAAAAATATACTTTTTCAAAAAAGTATAGCAAACGATTTGGCTCCACCTTTTCTAAAGGTGGATAATCTACTTTTCCTCATTCGCTTTCCACACAGTGTCACAACATGAACATAAATAAACATATTTCATATTTGTATCGTCATATCTAATGTAAATAATTTCACGTTCTTTATCTTTTGTATTTGTCTCACAATCCACATTAGGGCACAATATGGTGTTGATTCTAGGCAATGTTGGGTCTAATTTTGTATATTTATTTATAATATGATTAAATGATTGTTCGCTTTTTTTTATTTGCAATTTAGATACAGTTACATTTTCAATAGATAAATTCGTATTTTCATTCCCACAATGACGACAATAATAAACTAATTTATTAGGATCATCTTCATTTATACGAATATAATACATATTTTCACAATTACTACAAAAATGCATTTCTTATTATCTTATAATAATATTATATTAATTTGTTATTTTTTTATTTCAATTTTATTGTTATATATTTATTTTTGTATAGCAATTAATTTTTCCTTCAATTTGATGTAGTCTACGTTAACCGTCATGTTGTAAAATCCACCTTTTATAACTCTAGAAGGAGTTTCTTGTGTTTTTTCATCTATAAAATTTATTAAAGCTTCATAATTTTTTTGAAAATTTTCCCTTACAATATGATAAAAGGCATCAAAAAATGGATGATAAGATCCTACTTTTTTATTGATTATGTCACATACAGCAATATCAATATTTGAAAACTCAATAATTTTTGTATAATTATCAAATTCAGTATGATATTTATTAACCCCTGGTTCGTTTAATAATGGATCTTTACACAATAATGTACATAATGTTAATAATACAGTAGAAATAGTTTGACACGATGTCCATTGTTCTCCACTCCAAGTATTCAATAAAGACACACATACCTTACCACATTTATATAAATTAGGATTAAATCTAATACCATTACCATTCGTACAGTAGGTTACTTTTGGGGGACTATGAGGATAGTCATATGGAAATTTAAATTCAAAAAAATAATTTCCTCCAAAATATGGTGTATCGGTTGGGCCTAAAATTAATGCATATCCTTTTAAAATGTCACTATCGTCATGAATATAATAAATTCCATTTTCAGTCAATGGATTTTTAATAATTTGTTTTATATCATTCAATAAACGATTGATTGTTTCTTTTGATATAAATGTACTCATTTCTCTCTTAAAATTAACATTTGAAAATGTATTTATATATTTTTTTTATATTTTATTTTTTAGAATTATAAAAAAATGAAATAGAAAAATATCGTTATATTATATCATATTTATATGAATGTTAATACAATGACCACGTTACAATTTAAAGATCTAAACGAATTTTTGTCAAAGCATAGTGCTAAGGTTACTGAAAAAACAAGTGCACCAACAATTATTACACATACTAGAATTGGTAAAAAAGATTTAAATATTTATGGTGGTTCTTACATAATACCACAAGAAAACCTACAAGAGTTTTTCCGTTTATATTATGATCATGTTTTTGTTAAAAAAAAGAAGGAATATCTAACTGAAAAACAGTTAGAAAAAAAATGTCCATTATTAGTTGATTTTGATTTCCGTTATAATCATGTTGTAGAAACTAGGCAACATAGCAAAGAAAATATTCTTGATATGGTTGTTTTATATTTAGAAGAACTTAAGGAATATTTCTTATTTGAAGAAAACAAACCATTTGATATTTTCATTTTTGAAAAACCTAATGTAAATAGACTGGCAGATAACTCTTTAACAAAAGATGGAATCCATATGATGATTTGTTTAGAAGTAGACCATATTTTGCAAATTATGCTTCGTGAAAAAATTATGGATAAGCTTCCAGAAGTATGGGAATTACCATTAATCAATAATTGGGAATCTGTTTTGGATGAAGGCATAAGTAAAGGAATTACAAATTGGCAATTATTCGGTTCACGAAAACCTGATAATGAGGCATATGAATTAACAGGTCATTATATTGTAACATTTGACAAAAATGATGGTGAATTCATGATGGATGAAATGAAAGTAGAGGATTTTGATATGAAAAATAATTTCTATAAACTGTCAGCACAAAATTCACAGATTCCATCGTTTGAATTGAATCCAAAAATAATAGATAAATATAATAAATGTCTTGAGACAAAACATAGTAAGGCTGTAAAAAAGCCGTCGGCTACTAGCAAAACCAAAATCAATCTTATTGTAGATGATGATCAAAATGATGGCGAAGATTATATCTCAATTAATGACATCACTGATAAGGATAAATTGACAAAAGCGATGGATTTAATTTTGAAACGATTAAAACCAAATGAATATGAAGTGAAAGAAACTCATATGTATGCGCAAATATTACCTGCGAAATATTACGAACCTGGATCACATTTATTGAATAGACAGGTGGCATTTGCATTGAAACATACTGACGAGAGGTTGTTTTTATCATGGATTATGTTGAGAAGCAAAGCTAGTGATTTTGATTATGCAACAATTCCATCTTTATATAATGACTGGAAGAAATATTTTAACACAACGAAAACGGGCGTAACAAAAAAATCAATCATGTATTGGGCAAAGCAAGATGCGTTTGAAGAATACGAGAAAGTATTAGAATCTACAGTTGAGTATTTTATTGAGGAGACACTGGAATCTCAAACAGAATTTGACATAGCACAAGTATTGTTTCAAAAATACAAGGATAGATATGTTTGTGTAAGTTATGATAAAAAGGGAATATGGTATATTTTCAAGAATCACAGATGGGAACCAGATAGAGGTCTAAGTTTACGTCTTGCGATTTCAAAAGATATTCATAATTTGTATTCTATACGACGAACGAACATGGAAAATGAGTATCATCATTATGATCAAAGCGATGATCGTGCAGAATATATTAAAAAGAAAATGAAGGTGATGTCTGATATTATGCAAAAATTAAAAAAAACCAATGATAAAAATAATATCATGCGTGAAGCTATGGAGTTGTTTTATGATAAGGAATTTATTAAAAATATGGATACAAATAAACATCTATTATGTTTTAACAATGGTGTAATTGATTTCAAGACCAAAGAATTCCGTGACGGTTATCCGCAAGATTACATTACAAAGACTACAAGAATTAATTATGTTCCTTTCCAAGCAGAAAGTTATCCAGAAATTATTGCACAAATTCATGATTTTATGGATAAATTATTTCCTATTCAAGAACTGAATAAATATATGTGGAATCACCTTGCATCATGTTTAATAGGAACAAATAAAAACCAAACATTCAATGTATATCACGGTAGCGGTAGTAATGGTAAATCAATTTTAGCAGATGTAATGTCCGCTGTTTTGGGTGATTATAAAGGAACAGTTCCTATTACTTTAGTAACAGAAAAACGTAATGCAATCGGTGGAACATCTTCAGAAATTATACAATTGAAAGGTATTAGATATGCAGTGATGCAAGAACCATCAAAAGGCGTAAAATTGAATGAAGGTATTATGAAAGAGCTTACTGGCGGTGACCCAATTCAAGGAAGAGCTCTTTATTCAGAGAGTGAGACCTTTGAACCGCAATTCAATCTTGTAGTATGTACAAATAATTTATTTGACATTGAAAGTAATGATGATGGTACATGGAGAAGAATTAGAAAATGCGATTTTGTGTCAAAATTTATTGACGATGATGAACCACATACCGATGAAACACCATATATTTTTAAGAAAGACAAAGACTTGAAAAATAAAATACCAGTATTTGCACCTATATTTGCAAGTATGCTTGTCAAAATTGCATTTGAAACACAAGGTAATGTTCCTGATTGTGAATATGTTCTTAACGCATCCAATAAATATAGAATTGGTCAAGATCATATTGCTGCATTTGTAAGTGAAAACATCATCAAAACTGGCGATACCAAAGACCGTATTAAGAAACAAGAATTGGCAAATCATTTCAAGTATTGGTTTACACAAGAACAGGGTAATAATAAGAAAATGCCAAAAGGCGAAGAATTGTATATGTATATGGATAAAAAGTTTGGTTTCCATAAGCCAACTGGATGGCATGGAGCCAAAATATTATATCCAGATGACAATATTAATGAAATAGATGATTTGTAAAAATGTAGTATAAATAACATAAAATAATTTTAATAAAAATAATTGAAATAAAAATTATATTTTTTTCACTATAAATAATAAATATTTAATTAATAGTGAAATCATGTTTTGTAATCCAAATTTTAGTGAAAAAAGAGTGAGGTTTTCGCCTTTTATTAGAGTTTTACCTAACCCTACTATTATACATGTAGAAAATTGCAAATATTTGTGGTGGACGGAGTTAGATAAATCAGCAGCTTATTCAATGATGTATAATGAAATACGTCAATTACAAAGTATTCATCCTAACATGACAATGAAACAAGCAATGAAATTGTTATATCAACCTAATAATTTAACACGATATGACCCGAGTAATTTTGTAATTTAATAGTTCATTGATCGCGTATATTTGTTTATAAATTTTTATAAATTCTTATAAATATTTTTAGGAAAGGAATCTATGATATTGTTGACTACGTATTCAAATAAACGAAACAACCACAAACACACAAAAGGATAAATGATCAATAAAAATAAAATGAAAATACGAATACTTATTTTAACGTCGGTTTTGACTAAAAACATAGATAATATAAAAACAACTACAATAAATATGTAAACAAATAAAAAAAAGTAATAATAATTTCTAATACGAATTAACCCTTCATCTTGATAATAAGATTTACGATCATTTGTTAATGTATCAGACGACGTTATTTTTAATTTTTTTTCCAATTCGTCGTTTTCTATCTTATATTTTTTATATAAATCAAAAATATTATTAAAATTAAGTAGGATTCCTGCATATTTTTTTATATTTGATATAACTGTATTTGCGTCACTATTAAATTTGGTTTTGAATGTATTTATAATAGTATCTGCTTTATTTTGCAATTCTTTATCAATATATGTATTATAGCCATTTTCACCCTGCGTAAATGTAATTAAGTCTTTTAGTGTTGTAGTTAATTGTTGAGGAGCACTTACTACATTAGTTTCTGCGTCTAAATATCGTTGAGTTAATTCTTTTTTTTTTTGATTTTGCATACATGTTGCATCGCAACTAATTGATTCATTTGCTTGTTTAATTAAAGCATTGAACTGATTGAAATCAAAGGTGTTCAAATTTGACATTATAATTATATTATACTTATATTATAAGAGTATAATATAATACAAAAAATAAACTATTATTAAAAGTTACTTGGCATAACTACATTGTCAATTACAATATCAGCTTTTTTATTTACATCAGTTTTTTTTGTAAATATATCGTTTATAAATGATTCTTTTGTAGATGAGCCTGTTGATTGTACTGATCCATCATTGTTCAAACACATTCCAAAATTTTGTCCTGACGACAACCACGGATCACTAATACTAACTGAACTATTAACACTAGGTGCATTTTTAATATTAAAGCTCCATAAATAAGATTGATAATTCATGTTATCACGATTCCATATGGATAATAAACGATAAATAATAAACATTGAACCAATTATTGATATTATAACTAATAAAACGTAAAAAATTAACTTTGGTAATAATCCTTTATTGAATAAAAAAGAAATTATGATAATAGGAACTAACATATAAATAATGTATTTCATTAAAAGTGTGTGTTCGTTGTATTTTTCTCCATAATAGTCATTAATTTCTATAAGGCGAATTTTATTGTTTTTTTCCAATTCTAAGTGTTTTAATTTTTTTTTTGATTCATTAAGTTGTTTTTCAACAATTCTAAGAGCGAATGCTTGTTGTTGTAATGCTTCTTGAGAATTAAGTACTCCATCTTTATAGTAAAGATTAACATTACGTAATGTTTGATATAAATTTATACGCATTTGTGAAATTGAATTAATTTTAATAATAATTTTATTGTATTGATCACTTGTTAAATTCGTATTATTTATTTCTAAAGTATCAAATAATTCTTTTTCAATAATTTGTAGTGATTTAATGTCTGTTAAAAGTTTTTCAAGGGCGTCGCTAGAAAGATGATTGACAGAAGGGACACTGGACGGAAGACGAGAAGGAACACTGGATGGAAGCCCAGAAGGACCACTGGATGGAAGCCCAGAAGGAACACTGGATGGAAGCCCAGAAGGAGCAGTAGAAGGGACATTGGATGGAAGCCCAGAAGGAACACTGGATGGAAACCCAGAAGGAGCACTAGAAGGAACACTGGATGGAACACTAGAAGATGAAAATGAAGGAAGAATA